TACGCCAGCGGTTGCATCATGTTGAGCTTTCCTTGGTCGATTGCGATTCCTTGCCATGCGTTCATCAGATCCTGGATAGCATCGGTAGGATGAAGAAGCCCTTGTCCGTAGAACTCAAACTCGATTGGGAAGCACGCTGCAGCAAAGTACGGAAAGTCCCCATCATTGTAAGGCGTATCGCCATCGCGAATCACTTCGATCCCGTTGGCGAGCACCGAGTACCGATCCTTCTCCCAGTAGTGCAGAAGCCATACCTCATCGCCCTGGTCCTTCTGCGGCGAGCCCAGAAACGATGCACCTCGTTGAATGGCGTTGCCGTAGCCGAACGCCATGGCAGTCTCTTCCTTGGCATCTCCAAGCCAAGTACCCGCCCGAAGCAGTGCCTCACCGTGGGGCATCCCTTCGAGACGGTCCAGTCCCTTGAACAGGTTACGTCCTGTCAAGGAACGGTATCCTTCATTCTCCTCGTGGAGTCGGCTCAACGATGTGAGCTCGAGCTCCGCGTTGTACCGCATCTCTGACACGTCGTAGTACAACGGATCCGGAAAGTAGTTGAAGACGCTGACGGGCTCAAACCACGGGCCGTCGAACTTTTTGATCTGACGAGTGGTTCGAACCGTTTTCTCCTGGCCGCCAGTCATGTTGCCGAACTGATCAAAGATCGGCTTGACCGTCACGCCCTCGTACGGCTGATCGTAAAAGAGGCGCCGGTACGTGACACGGCCGATGGTGATGCCGTATTTGAGGAAGCTCTTGATGGCGAGAATGGACTTGTAGTTGACCTCGGCCCGTTCCATGTCGTAGTCGAGAAGTGAGGTCACCTTCTCGGCCTTCTTCGAATCTTCGTACCCACGGCCAATCATCCGAACGTACGGACGATTCCCAAACAGGGCGAACGTCAGCCGCGGGGTCGCGGCCTCGATGGTGCCAAACGAGTAGGGGATGAACGGATCCGCGCGCCAGTCCAGCTGAATGTCAGCATCTGGCGGGTCGACTCGGCGGCGCCGTCCTGTCTGGGACAGGTAGTTTCGATGGAACTTCTTCAGGAGACTGAAGTAGTCTCCGTAGTAGTCCATCGTATAACGGACACGGTCGAGAATGAGACGCGCGGCATCCTTGTCGTGCGACGAAATTGTCGCAGACATGATATTCGCCATTTGTTAGTCCTTGGGCGTGAGTTTCATGGCGCTCATGATGAGGTCTACTTTGGTCTCGAGACGGGCGAGACGGTCACTGACCGTCCCCCCGTTCGCCTTACGCTTTACCCACCGACCACCAGCGATGGTCAGAAAGGCAAGCCAGAAAACCTCACCCGGGCCAACGGTGTTGATCCACGCCGGCAGTTCCGGCAACATGGATCGACGCCTAGACCTTTGGGCCTTTTCCAAGACCGAGCTTCGTGCCCGCAGCCGAGGGCTTGTCCGCGCGCGCTTCCTTCTGATACCCCTCGGGCGAGGTCGAACCTTGACCGATGCGGCTCGGATACGCGGGCTTGTGACGCTGTTCGGAATCTTTTGGCAGACTGGACTTCGGCATGACTATTTACCTCCACCGGCTTTGAGCGGGGGCCGGCGCCCCGTCTTGATTTTGCGAGCTTTATCGCTCATGAAACACCTCACTCAGTGACTCTTTCCAGTCACCGGTTTCTGGCCAGGTTTCCGCGTGGCGTTGAAAATCTTGGCCGCGCGGGTCTTGGCCGTCTTCGACTTGAGTCCCTTGGCGAGCAGTTTGTCCCGGATCGCCTCGTATCGTTTGGGCATCGGATCACACCACCTTGAGCTCGTTGCGCGCGTTCAGCGCAGCGACGACTCCGTCGACGATCTGACCGATGGCCGCGACGAACGCCTCGTCCTCGACCAGATCCTTGCCGCTGATGCCCTCAACGAGCATGACCAGGGGCGCCACGAGCAGCAGAACGATGTCGATGGCCGCGGCCCGCTTCTGCGGTCCAGCCTTCTCTTGTCCCTTGAAAATCTTCTCTACCGCCTTGACTACTCCCGGGATGATCGGAAGGATCTTCGGCAGCACCGAAATAAGTGAACCCATAAAAGCCTCCTCTCCTGGCGTCGGCCAGTGACACCAACAGTATAGCCTACCACGCTCCAACCGTCGAGCCCCTCCCCCGGAGTCTCAGGCGCCGCAGCGTTTGCGTGCGAGAATTTGCACGTTGGCGCGCAACTTGGTATCCTTCGCGCACGAGTTGGAAGGCCATCGCCAACGCGTCCGGATAGTCGTCGTGAATCGACGAGCCGGGCTTGAATCGAATCAGCTGTTCTTCAAGCTTTCCGCCTTTCAAGGAGCGAAAATGGAAAATCGAGTGCGCCGTGTAGTACGGCTGCAGTTTCCGTATCTCATCGGACTTGGCTTTACGCCCGGATCGCTTCAACTCTCGCAAGGGGAGGTATATGCCCTGGCCGCGCATCCGATCATTGATGACCCATTTCATGGTCTTCTGCATAGCGTTCGTCTCAATACCGATCAGGCGCGGACGCCACTTGTCGTTCAAGAGAAACATCTTGTCGGCCGTCTCATCGGGCTTCCACTTCCCCCCGTCGGACTCGACAACGTAGACTTCTCGCTGGATATCGAGGCCCCTGACACCAATGACAGCAATGCTCGTGTCGTCCCCGTACTTGACCTCGTCATCCCCGGAAGCAAAGTCGACGGCCATGTAATAGTCAAGGCCCGAAAACAACTCATACGCTGGGTGCTCGAGATCGAGTTCGTCGAGGGGAACCCAGTCGTTTACGTGACGAAAATCGTTGGGGTTGAACGTGGCCGCCTCAGTAGGGAGGGGATTGTTCTCGTACTGACACGAGTACTGGTAAAGGCCCATCCCAATTGGGGGATCCTTGCGAAGCTCAGCCAGAACCTTGGCATCGAGCACTGACGGAAAGTTCACCCCTTTCTGAGGATCACCAACAACAACATGAGAGTTACCCTTGTAATCCCGAAAGAAGTCATCGTCTCCTTCTACGGCCGTTGCCCCAAGATACCCGCGCGCGGTCGGAAGGGTTTCCCAGGAAAGCGGGTTCTCGCGAGCCTCCTTGAGGATGCGGGAAGCGACATCGTCATAGTCCCAGCGAGTACAGATCCAGAGGAGCTCGCCGCCCGGATTAAGTACCGGCCACAGCAGGTTAAGATACTGAGCCACCTTTTCGATCCCCTCCGGGGTACTGTTACTAAGACCCTGGAGGTCGTCGCAGATGATCAGGTCGTAGTGCCATCCTTGGATGGGGACATCGATACCCCCCGTCATCACCGTCGGCTCCTTTCGGTCCTTCTTTCGAGTGGCCAAGGTGAAGTGATCTAATGTCCAATCAGTGGCGCCTCGCAGCTGACCGTAACGAAGCCGAACCGCTTCCGAGTCCAACCTGTTCGCCAGATCGCCCACGGTGCGGTTTGCCAGAGCTTTTAATTCCGAGGTCCATAGCACTGCGAGATCCGGATTACGTAGAATCTGCTGTCCTACGTAGCCTTGCCCGAGGCTGGTCTTTGTCGTCCCCCGCGGGATCGTCAGGATCCGCTTCCGCCGATCTGTCGGCCGCAGATGAGCCGGCCTCGGCGTATTCAAGAAGTTCGCGAGCGGGCGCACCTCACCCTCGGGCATCTGGAAGAAGGTCCCGTCGGGTAGGTCGCGGCCGAACCTGAGAATGTTGGTGTTGAAGTGGTAGAGATCGTCCAGACCAAGTTGGGCATCTAGGTCCAGGAGCTCCCGGGTGGTGTAGTGCTCCAAGCCGGCAGAGATAACCTGCAAATGTTCGTCGAGATCAAGGTGCTCCATAGGTGAAAGTTTAGCACAGTGACGCGAGGTGGGCTATGAAACGAGTGGGTAGGTGGATTCTTCGAGTACTGGATTGGCTGACGGGGGCGCCGTGGGAGGAGGTCTCTGCCCCACCTCGCGTCGTGCCCGACATGGCGGATGCGATAGTGAGGTTGGATCCGAGCGAGTCGCCGTTCGCGGTCCTTCTCAGGCAGCTGCGCAAGGATTGTCGGGCTCGAGACCTCATGATTCGAGCGCCGGGGGTGGCCTCGTGCCGGCCAAAGTTCAATCCGAATTGGGTGAAGACGTTGTGAGTGGAGGCGGGGAGGGGATTCGAACCCCCGAATGGCGGGACATGAACCCGCTGCCTTAAACCACTTGGCGACCCCGCGTTGTGGTCCCGGGGCGTCGGTTACCCGACGCGTGACCCGTTCCCGAAGGATATGTCACTCCACCCAAAGGCGGCCCCGAGGTGAATTCCAACCTAACACGTGGTAAACTAAAAAGCAAGGAGGTTCCAATGACATACGAAATTCTGCTACGCGGGGGAGGCTCGGTCCCGGAGATCGTGACCAACCTGACCCCTCTTCAACTCGAGAATCAGATCAAGGAGTGGCAGGGATTGAACCAGTACGTCCGGTTCATCAGTGACACTGACCGGGTCGTGATGATCGAGTCCAGCGAAATCGTCGGCTTCGCCTACATGGAGACGGCCAAAACCGCGGCGGTGCTCGGTGGCGCAACGTCTTAGGCAGGCTGAGCTCGAGCGCACGGACAACGTGCACACTATCACCTGGATTCCCACAGAATTCGCGGTCGTTGGGAAACTACTCGTGGATTCCAAGAGCCGGCCCTGGAAAGTGGTGCGCGTCTACCGTCACGAGATCGAAAGTGACGAGATGAACCACGGCTGGAAGGTGGGAGGGCTCAAATGAAGCAGGAAGCCATCGTCCGCGCGATACACGGAACGTTCGACGAGTACTTGTACCTGGACAACTGGTGGCTTCTGGACGTAGTTTGCGCCACGATTCTCGGAAACTACGTCACCAACGGGCTCCCAATATGGTTGGCTATCGTCGGCCCGCCCGGGAGCGCCAAAACGGTCATCACGGAGTCCCTTCGAGGGCTCGGAGGGGTCTATGGGATTGGTGGATTCACGCCGCACACGTTCGCGAGCGGCATGCGAAAGACGAAATCCGGACCGAAGAAGGTGGGCATCCTTGAGAAAATCTCAGATCGCATCACCGATGGGGTTCATGTGTCGGATGGAGTCAAGTTTTTCGCGTTCAACGACTTCTCGACCCTGTTTGCGATGGATTCGGGGGTAAAATCGGAGCTCCTGGCGCAGATGCGACAGGTTTACGACGGTCACTTCGAGTGGGAATGGGGTACTGGGAAGAAAATGGACTGGCGTGGGCGGGTTGGGGCGGTCGCCGCGAGCACTGAAGAGTGGGATTCGCAGATGTCTGCGTTCCGACGGATGGGTGAACGCTTCATTTTGTGGCGCGAGTACCGTCCGAGCACCATCCGACCGAGTCTCCGAGCCCTCGAACAGAACGATGCGACCATGAAAACCCGGCTGGAGGGGGCCATGGCCCTGCTCGACAAGTACGAGATACCCGATGACGTGGATACCAAGCGGTCCCACAACTGGTTGGCCGAGTTATCTGAGGCAACTGTCATCGCCCGCACGATTATTCCGCGGGACCGATGGTCCAAGGAGCCATTGGATAGGGCTCGACCAGAGTCGGGCGCCCGCTTGGCCAAGCAACTGAACCAGTTGATGAAGGGTCTGATGCTGTTCCGAGGCGAAGACAGTGACCACGAACAGGTTCGATACCCCATCATGCGGGCCGCCATCGGGTCCCTGCCTCAGATTCGACTCGAGTTACTGGGTGAACTCCCGGAAGCGGGGGCAACACCGAACGAACTGGCCACCAGGCTGCATGTACACCGAAACGTAGTGAAGCGAACGCTCGAGGATCTATTGATGCTGCGGGTTTTGGCGAAAGCCGAGGACTCGGACCGCATCGTGCCGCACCCGGCGATGACGACTTTCACCTCGCAAGTTCGCGATTTGTGGGCTAAAATACAACCAAAGGAGAACGCCGATGTTTAACCCTGCGACTGACCGATGCCCGAAACACCCGCGCTATCAGGGCAAGCGCGCGACTGGCCGGCAATGCTGGCACTGTCTCCGGATCTGGAGGTACAACGAGAGAATCCGATTGGAGACCGACTATCGAGACCTTCACTGTCTATCGCCGCTCACCGCGATTGAGATGGCGCTCATTGCAGAGGAGGAGGCCGCACGACTTCCGCCCCCCAGCTGGGCGTTTTCTGACCTCGACACGGCAGGAGTTGACGTTCACACTGGACATGGGGACCCGGTGGTCTCCAAGGAGTTGATGTTCTTGGAGGCGAATCCCGGGGCGGCCGAGGTCGCGGACGTGGGGGAGCTCAACATCCCAGACGAGAATGATGGGCTGCATCTGGTAACGTACTGCAGCGAGACTGGTAAGCCGTACGGCAACAGCTTCGTGTGTCCGTGGTCGCACGCATCGGGGCGCCGGCTGCCGCGGGCGGTGGTTGCACACCGAGATCATCTGGACTGTGCGGTGCAGTGTCAGGTGCGGATTACCCAGGACGGTCGCTGGTACAACCTGCTGACCGATTGCCCGGTGTCCCAGTGACACTCATTCAACAGCTGACGATGAGTCTTTGGCTGGAGAGGTTGAAGATGCAGATCATGGATCCCACGAGGTTGACCACCCCGGAGTTACAGACCTGGGCTCGAGGCTGGACCGCGGAGCAGTTCGCGGAGGCGATAGCTGAGGGACTCTGGGATGTGCCGGCAATCGAGAGCCGGGACGAGTTCAAGGCCTCGTTGCTGATGTGGGTCCGGCCTCTCTTTGAGTTGGTCCAGCGGCATGACTCGGCAGGCACCTGATCCGGTGTTGGTGTGGCTGTTGATGGCCTACGTCATCTTGGCCGTGATCGGCCTGTCGAGGTGTCCGTGAGCAGGGTCTGGGGTAGGGGTTGCCTCCCGCGCCTGGAACGCGGTGGATCCAGTTCGACTCTGGGGACCCTGACCACTTGGGTCGGTGGTGTTCAACGGCTAGCACGCTCGGCTGTAACCCGACAGGTGGAGGTTCGACTCCTTCCCGACCCACCAATCATCCGGATCAGGTCGACTGGTAGAGGCACCAGCCTGATAAGCTGGGACAGCGAGGTTCGATTCCTCGGATCCGGACCACAGATACTGGGGCGTAGCTCGAAGGCAGAGCATCCGCCTTTTAAGCGGACGGGTAGGGGTTCGAGTCCCCTCGCCCCAACGGCCGACTGGTCCAGTGGTAGGGCGCCGGGCTTTGAACCCGGAGATCGGGGTTCGATTCCCTGGTTGGCTTCCATAGGGGATGGTGCAGACGGTCAGCACACTGCGCTGTGAACGCGGAGACGTGGGTTCGAGTCCCACTCCCCTGACCACGTTGTGGTATATTCGAAGTGGGTCTGTAACGGGTTGCACGTTCGACCCCTAGCGCCGGCTCCCCGCTGGCGTGCCCGGGTGAGAGGGTTTACTCCTTTTCCCTCCCCCGGGCTTTTCTTTTGCCGCGGTAGCTTAATCGGCAGAGCGGACGCCTTGTAAGCGACCAGATGGGGGTTCGATTCCTCCCCGCGGCTCCACCCGACGCCGAACTTACACCCTGAGGTGTAAGTGTTCCGCAAACACCCCCTGGATGAAGCCTTATATTTTTTTGTCCCTTTTTCGGGGGGGGTTTTGAGGGTGCAGAGGCTCGAGCTCGAAATTGGTGGTGGCGACCACCCGGCACCCGGGGGATCCGGAAGCGCGAAAATCCGCGGAAGTGGTGGAGGGGCTGCGACTTCTTACCCCGCGCGCGAGGCTCCAATGGGTCCCATCTAGCCGGCCAGGGTGGGGGCGTTTCCTTCGCTGTATTGGCGCGGCCTGCGGCTCGGGTTAGTGTTCCATTCCGGCACACACAACATCTTGTGCATCTGTTCCACTTTGGAACACATGTGTTCCATTTCGGTACACTCCTGTTCCATTTCGGCACAGGTGTAAGTCATAGTGAAAGTCGGCCTAAACCCTTTGCGTTCAACGGTTTGCGGGAGTTGGCACGCGGCCTGCAATAGCCCCCTGCGAGCCGCGAAGAGCGGCCGGCCGATGCCGGCGCGGGGCTCAATAGTCGCCGTCGTGCTTCTATCCCGCGTAGCATCATAAGCTTGCCGCTCTGGCTCACAGTTTGGCATCGCGTTTGCATAGGCAATTGTGCATCGCGTGGCGAGAGAAAACGCCCCGCGTTTCCAGGAGAACGTCCGATGACACTCAAGCGTACGTGTCGTTGGTGTCGGACGACGTTCGATGCGGTCAACGAGTACCGTTGGTTGTGCGATACTTGCACGTCCTGGTCTCGGATGGACTTGGGCACGAAAGGCGGCCGGTCGCGCGGCATCCGCGCTTCTAATCCGCCACGACTAGCCCTCGACCAAATTCGAGAGATGGACGCGCAAGAACGTGCAGAGGCTCGCCTTGGCGAGAACTACCTCTACAACCAACGTGCCCGGCGAGCGGTCGAGCGTAACAAGTCCGTCGCCACGCAAAATGCTTCGTGGTTCTTCGCTCGCAACATGCATCGCAACTGGCGCAAAGAACGCCGAGGGTAGGATTCTAACCTGCGCACGGGAACGCCCGTGCGTAGTCTAGGACGCTACCACGTCCGCCCGCTTGGCACAGGATTTGCTTGTGCCATGTTGAGGAGAAAACAATGGCCTATACGGTGACGAATTACCGTACCAAAAAGGCGATCCGTGCCGATTTGGAACAGGGCAAAGTGGTCGAAGTGTACCAGCCTGGTCCATTCGGTCCGAACGTGCCCGACGGTCCGGTAGCACTCGAGGGTCCGCACTATCCCGAACCGCACCGCTGGTACGCCAGCGCGCGCGTCAAGGACGGTGCCATCGTGAAGGGTTCGCTCAAGTGAGCACGACAGCAATCGCGCTCGTGACACTTGCTCTGACCCTCCTGGTTTATTGGGTCGTTCCCGACCCGTGAGCCGCGCGAGCGGTTCGAGCCGGTCTCAACCTCCGGTTCGAGCCGCTATCGGGACTCATTGAACGCAAGGAGCCCAAGCCGAGCACAACACACAAGGACGTGCTCCGATGCTAACAAGACCCTGTGCCACTCCGCCGAATCCTAGGAGAGCGCGATGCAGCATGGTGCGTTGGCTGTGTGCGGCTGGGCTCCTTGGGTTCAATGATGGACCCCATCAGCTGAAAGCGAGTAGTTAGATGTCCAACTCACATGGCCATGTCATCGATGGAACGTTGCAGGCTCTGATTCAGTTCGTTCAGAGTCACGGATTGCCGCCCTCGGTCAGAGTCGAACTCCGAACGCCCGACAACAGGCTGTTCGTGGGAGCGACCGTCGAGGGCGACCGTGAGATCGACCCGGGTGACACCGTGGTCATCTGGCTGAGCGACGAGGAGCCGGCGCCCAACGGTGACGACGACCGGCGCTACTCGTTCGAAGGGTACTCCCAGGCGCCCAAGGATGCCGACCCGCTTGCCGCCCTCTTGGCGTTGATCGGGGCTGGCGTGCCCGGCGACGGAGTCCCCGAGGACGAACCGGCGACCGACGACGACGCGAGCTAGGCGAAATCAGTCGCCTGCGGGTGACCCACGAGGGCCAACGGACCCCGAATCCTCGTGGGCATCCCGGAGGTGACGATGGAACGTTCAAACCTCCAGTTCTCGACGGACGAGGCCTACGCGAACAGCCTCAGTGATCAGGCCATTGCGGCTATGCTCACTGGCGAGGTTCACGTACGGGACGGCTGCAAGGTCGCGCCCGATGGCCGATGCCCGCACGATTGCTGGAGCCCGTTGCTCATCTTGGGTTACATCTGATGGATGATCTCATCAGTGATTTGACCGAAGCTGAGCTCAGGAAACTACTCACCGATCTTTGGGTCAACCAGTGGTTGGTGACACGTGCTGCCGTTAAAGCCTGGCGAGCGGAATACAAACCATTGCCAGACTCTAGTCGCCCGGCACCAAGCAAGCTCTACAAGCCACCGCACGGTGGCTATCCGGACGCTTGAGCCGTTCGACCGACGCACGCCCTCGCGTGCGCCGTGCGAGCCGTTCAATCGTGAACGTCTCACTCCTAGGAGAGCAACAATGGACTGGAAAGCTCGCATCGAACGAGCAAAGAAGAGTGGCAAGTTCACCGCCAAGGACCGGGAGCTCGCAGGCAGTTTCACATCCTGTGCGCTCTCCGAGCGGATTCCGCGACTGCAGGAAACGGAGAAAGAGACCGGCTTCGTCACCAACGTAATCCAGAAAGCCGCCTACAGTGACGCGGACGCCGAGGACCTCGAGTATCTTGGACTCGACTTCTACGGCGCCGTCTACGACGACGATCCGTTGCGCGCCGAGACGATCTACAACCAGATGCACAAGATCCCGGTCAAGCGCCAGCGGAAGCGGGCGGCCAAGTAGCTCGACCTGCGCACGAGAGACCACAACTCGTGCGTAGTGCGAGCCGCTTGATTCTGAGCGTCTCAACAGGGAGAAAAGAAAACCATGGACGTGCTAACGATCTCGTTGCACGATTTCCTGGTCAACTTCGCTGCCTGTGCAGAACAGCATCCCGTGGTTTACGAGCAACACAACTCCAGCTATTACCTGGGGACGCTACGCGCGAAGACCTTGCAGAATCTGTTCGGTGGGCGCGCGTGCCCTCTTGAGATGGCTGGCTACTGCATCACTGGCGAAACCCAGTCGTTCACGTATCTTGGCATCGATCTCGACGCCAACGTCTGGAACAGCCGCGATGTAGTGGGCGGAATGATCATGCGCGCGGCCGACAATCGCGAGCGCGAGTCGTCCTTCTGCTGGGACGAGCGCGAAAGCGTATGGCGCGCGGTTCTGCTCAAGCTCGCAGGCCTCGACGACATGTTGAAGCACGAGCACGCGAAGGACCAGGGCTGAGCATCGTGGACGCGGGAGCCCATCGGGGCTCCCAACTCCAGGCTGTTCAGGGCCTCCCGCTCTGACACGGATAAGTCGACCGCACGATAGCGCGGCGCCAGAGCGGGTCACAATCAAGGAGGATTACATGCCGGCCAAACCGTATGTGATCCGACTCTACGTGGGCGTGCTCACACCGCGCGCCACCGTCGAGAACATGAAGGAAGCGATAGAGCGCACCGCTGCCTACTTCACAGGCGCCACGTTCTACGATGCCTACGGCACGTGGGAAGGCAAGATGGAGGGGTCGCTGGTGGTCGAAATCGTGACTTCAGGCCAGGGCAAGGAAGAGCTTGCCCGGGCGCTGGCGGACGATCTCCGTCAGCTGTTCGGCCAGGAGTCGGTTCTCATGACCGTCCAAGAGTTGGCAAGCTACGAATTGATCACGTAGCCTGCGGGTGACCTTACAGTGGTGCAAGTCGGTCCCGACACCTGCGGGTATATGGGCCGTGATTACATCCAACTGTAGGGAATCCCGGAGGTGACGTATGGAAACGACAAGCCTGTCCGTACGCGATCTCCTCAAAGTCCTGGTCACCCGTCCCATGGACGAGATGGTCAGGGTCAATGGGGAGGCCATCTCGGGCTACCGTGTCGACGAGGGTTTCTGCGGAAACCCCAGCGGCCTGCAGCTCGAGACGGAACAGCGGTAACCCGCGGGTGAGGTGCGAACGTGCGTTCGTGCCGATCCCGGAGGTTGACCGATGAGTATTCACAGACTCCAAGGTCTCTTCCGTACCGCTTGGCCTGAAGAGCGGACCGCTGGTCTCCAGTGGTACGTTCATGCCAACGATGAAGTTTGGCGTATCAGCAACGAGTTCAACTTGACACCACGCGTTGTTGCCGGTGTCATGTCGGCACTGTCCCCCGGGACTCCGTGGGAGCAGTCGCTCGTTGATACGCGCCATCTTCTCTCAGTGGCCGAGCTTATCG